GTGGTTTCACCTCATAAATACACTCTACAGGACACACCTGTACACAGGCAGAATCCTTAACTCCTACACACGCTTCTTGGATTACAAATGTCATACGCTGAAAGACTCCCCACACCCACAGGTACTAGTGGCATTCGGATTATCAAAATGAAAACCTTTGCCTTGAAGACCGTCAGTGTAGTTAAGTGTAGTTCCATTTATGTATAAGACGGATTTAGGGTCAGTAAAGATGCGAATACCATCTTGTTTCATTTCTATATCTCCTTTGTGTCGGCGTCCAAATTCTAAGTTGTAAGTATATCCGGAACACCCCCCACCCTTAACGCCTATGCGTACGCCAAAGTCGCCATCTAACTCTTTTAACATCAAGAGATATTTTAGCTCCTTTATGGCTCTTCCCGAAAGTTCTAGGTTCATCTGCATACTATTATCTAGTGGTAGGAGCGCCAGGATTTGAACCTGAGACCGTTCGCATATAAGGCGAATGCTCTAACCAAACTGAGCTACGCTCCCCTATTACATTATAGTGCTTTTATGCACAATTCTGTAGCATCAGTGGTTGGATAATCCGTAATCCCACCTTTCTCCACAATCAAAACATACCTGGATCTTCCAATCTTGCTCAAAACTCTTTTATAATCGTTAGTAGCTCTCACCATCAATTGAGCGTACCTGGCAGATCCCTTTTCCACCCCCTCTCTAATAATTTGTAGGTACGCTGGTATGTGTAGGTAAACCTCTTTGCTATCAACAACCGCAACTCTATCATTGCGGCTTGCGTCAAAAGAATTTATGTTACCATAGCGTACCTTATCAGAATCTATGTGGACACTTGCTAACGCCACTAACAACAACAAAATTAGAGGTACAAGTTTACTTACCATTATCAATTTGTTGCTCCTTTAACCACTGCACATCACGAGCAGTTTCAGCTACCTTAATTTTAATTTCGTTAACATCACGCAAAAGATTATCAAGAGCCGGGTACAGGGACTCTTCCTGTCTGCTAATACGTGTAAAGGCCTCATCTATCCTGGCATTAGCGTAACCAGCGGACACGGCTATTGCTAGCAGAGAAAGAGCCACAGGTACAACCATAGCGAAATAACTTATTTTTTTATCTTTTGTATTAGACATCGACTGTAGTATAAAAAACGGTACCAAAAAACGTAATGTGGTTGGCAGCTTCAGTAGTGGTTGCTTTTAAAGCTGTATTAGTAGTAAGCTGGATGGGGTATTTCAACGTCACTGAGTGATTTATAGTTGTCTCAGCCGCGACAGCCGCAACATATATCCTGCCGGTGGCGGAGTCATCCCCATCACTCAACACGGCATACCCATCAGTGGCAGCAGCAGCGCCAACAAGATTTGTTTGGTATCCCTGAATAAGCAGCGCTTTATTGGCTCCTGGAGCAGCTATTATAACTGAGTTACTGGTAGGAGCGCCTCCGGCGCCACTGAATGACCAGCTTGCATAGCTCATTGTATTGGCGTTTTCCTTCTCACCCACGGCGGATACGCACAATGCACTTGTGGATACAGAAGCTACTGAGCCCTCTATTCCCGAGTTAGTGAAGTCCCCTACACAAATTACCTGTCTGTAATCACCGGTCCCTGCACCTGGTCTGATAGCATCAACGGCGTATGCTTGATCGGATCCCGACACATTGATTACAGAATCAGACATTTTCTACGAAGCTTCCCTCATACGTTATATAGACGATTCTAGGGAAGAATCCTTCGGATATTCATACGCAACTTTAGCATCTGTTATGGAGGATGGAATCACTTCGGGATACTCTTGCGCAGCCAATTCATAGATACTTTTGCGGGTAGTTCCTACGTTGATTATTCCTGTTTTTTCTTGACAGACAGCGTCTATTATCAAAGGGGCAACAATATCTACCCAGTCTTTTGTTGTATAAGAATCGGTGAAAGCCACAGAATATTGATTCCTTCCAGGACCCCATGTCCCTCTTTTTGCGAAGCTGGTACGTACTATTAAATCCTTCTTTAAGTCGAAAAAAGACTCTCCAGCCAACTTGGAGAAACCATAAAAAGTTTTCGGGGCAGTGGCGTGCTTCTCCGTGTAGGATCCACTAACACACGCATACACATAGTCTGTAGAGATATAAACAGTTTTTACGGAATTCCTTTCTCCAGTAGCGTATGCGATGTTGGAACATCCTAAGATATTGGTCTCAATAACCTGCTTATGATATTTTTTAATTTCACACTTGGGTACATCCGTCCATGCTGCGCAGTGAATAACCAGATCATACTCCTGTTCTTCTACGCTTTCAACAACTGCTAATATGTCCGAAACATCTAGCTCCCTCTTGGTTGGGGCTGTAACTCTGGCTCCTGCAGCTTTTAGAATAGAGGTGAACTCAGTGCCCAGAGATCCTTTCCCACCAAGTAACAATATCTTCTTATTTTTTAGATTCATATTTCAAATAGACTGTGAGTCCAGGTGGAATTTGCTAGTTGCTTTGGCAAGAGATTCAAATGTTCCACAGTCTATCCAGGTCCCAAGTATTCTATGTACAGCCAACTTCCCTTCCATGAGGTATTTCTTGTTTATGTCGGTAACTTCCAGTTCCCCCCTCGCAGAAGGAGTTAATCCCTTAATCTTACTGAATACGGTGCTATCATAAAAATACAAGCCTATGACGGCATCTGTGGAGGGAGGGACCTCCGGTTTCTCCACAATATCTTCCACCACATCAGTTCCGGATACATACGAGACAACCCCGAATCTTTCAGGGTCTTCCACCGTCTTAGTAAATATTCTAGCTCCCGAGGAGTTCTCGAATTCCCTAACGTGCTTAGAGATGTCCTCAGAAATTATATTATCACCCAGAACGACTGCGCACTTGTCTGATCCTACAAAAGTCTCAGCCATTGATAGTGCATCCGCAATTCCAGACTCCCCATCCTGGTACGCGTAATGCAATTTGCTGAGTCCAAAGTCCTCACCGTTCCTAAGGACACGGATAAAATCACCCGCATGCGCCCCACCAGTTACAATCATAATATCACGTATGCCTGCGTCTACCATGAGTTGTATAGGATAATACACCATCGGCTTATCATAAACAGGTAACAGGTGCTTATTGGTCGCTCTTGTCAGCGGAGACAAACGACTACCTAGACCCCCAGCCAAAATAACAGCTTTCATAACATAAACTCCTTTCTAATTAAAGTCTACAATTTCGCTTATGTTCAAGAAATTTGTAAATCACCCTTAAAAAATGTCGCTTTAAACAAAGTCTTATCATCCCCCTCAAGAATCCTATCAGCGATCTTCAAGGTAACATTTTGTTTTATAAACCTTTTGATATTACGTGCACCATACTCTGCGGAATACCCACCTTCAAGTATATAACTAACAAGTCTTTTTGTAGTCTTTAATGGGAGATTTTTAAGGTTGAGACGAATTATCTTCTCAACTTCTTTCTCTTTCAAAGCATTGAAAAATATCACGTTATCTATGCGATTGATAAACTCCGGGGCAAACTCACTCTTGAAAGAATCACTTATATTTTCTCGCACCTCTTCGTAACTAACGATCTGGTGATTGAAGCCCACGAGTTTTTTACCAACCACGTCTCTAAGCCCTACATTACTCGTAAATACAAACAAAGAATCCCTAAAATCAAGCATCACACCATGACTATCAAATAATGTTCCGTCATCTAAAAGCCCTAACAACAGATTATGTAATTTATCACTAGCCTTCTCTATTTCATCAAACAAAATAACCCACCGCGAAGATTCGGCAGCTTTGTCAGACAAAATTCCTTTTTCGTTATAGCCTACGTACCCGGGTGGGCTTCCTATTAATTTAGCGTATTCATGTTGGTTAGAATACTCCCCGCAATTAATTTTCAACAGGCGATTATCATCCTTTAGATAGTGTTTTGCAATAAGTTTTCCCAGCTCTGTTTTCCCAACTCCAGTAGGACCTATGAAGAACATGGAAGAAAACGATTCAAACCCAGAATTAATAAGTTTAAATGTATCAAAGACGGCGCTTACGGCTTCTTTCTGCCCTATGAGTTCAGATTCGATTCCCTTTTTTATCTTGAGGAGATCTTTCATATCATAGGATTTTTTAGGAGAAATTTGTTTTTTCTCTACCTCGATATTATTAAAATGTTTACAAGCAAACTCCGCAGTTAACATGGGATAAGCTTCCGTAACCCCCTCATACAAAGACTCCATAAAGACTGAAGAACTTCCATGAGATTTCTGTAGCTCTTTATAGTTTACAACACTTTTGCCAACAACAAACTCATAAAAATCAGAAATTTTAAATGATGGGTTAGAAATCTTTGTATCGAGAATCTTAAAAATTGATTCAAGCTCCTCGTTTTCGAACTTTCGCACTTTTAGAAAGCAATCTAAAAGCTGAGAATATACAATATAATGATCACCTTTCATGGCAGTCATATCAAAGTACTTTTATTTAGTTTCTTTCGTGACGTTTGTAAAATCTTCGAAAGTAAGCTCCCCAACCAAGTCCCCTTTAGAACTCTTAGGATTTATTTTGTCTCTGTGCATAGCAAGTTTTACCATCAGATCCAAAAGTTTTACCTTCTTATCGTTAGCACCCATAGAAAGCTCTAAACACTTAACCATTTCAGATTTAGATTTATCATCAGCAGGATCGGAATCCACCCTATCCTTAAAATACTTGAAAGCTGCTAATGCTCTCTCACGATCCTCCATGCACTCCTTTATAATTTCTTTTCCAGTGAGCTGTATTCTCTGGGAAGAAAAGAAATGTCTCTTGGGCATGTATTTAGAAACCATCAGCCGAAAAGTCCTTTTTTCTTGGAAGCTTTTTTCTTGGCCGTTTTGCTCTCTACTTTGGCGTTTCTCTTTGCGTCAGGTTTCTGTTCCATCAGGAGATCCACTCCTCCATTATTTCTTAGCCACTCAGCGTACTGTGCTTGGATTTTATGGTCTACAACGTTAGGCGCTTTTCCCTGTCTCTTAAATTTATTAAATTGATTCTCTAGTAATCTTCTTCTTTGAATATTCATATCTATTTCCTCATAGAGGGAGTTCTCTCTTCAGCTGGGAGACTTTGTGAAGAGGTGCCCCCATGCTTAACCTTAGTTCTCTTGGAAAACTTCTTAATCTTATCCATGGGCGTGCCCAAGTCGAAACCTTTTACAACTTTATCCTTTGATTTACCACCCCACGTCCCACGAGTTATAACATAAATCCTATCTGACTGAGGGGTGGTAAAAATCAACCCATAATCCCCTGTGTTCAGAGCTATACTGATACTCTTGAAGGAAGGGATTTTAGATTTTTTAGCTTCTGTTTCTCCTTTCTTGGAGGGTGTGGCATGCTTGTATACAGAAAATTCCTCTCTAAGAACTTGAATTGCAGCCTCATCACTATAGCCAAAAAATCTTCCACGATTGGTCCGTAACTCCTTTTCTACAAATGCTTTAAACTCGGAGTCTTCAATATGCCCCCTATCCAATCTCTTGGAAAGAGGAGTCTCATGATTGCGAAATAGATCCATAATATATCTATATTATATACTATTCGCATCCCTCGATGGGAGGTTTATATTCAATAATTTCCACGTTGGCATGTTCTTTTAAAGCTTTCTTAGCCTTTCTCTCTGCCGTTTCCTTCGAAGAAGTAGAACATATGTGCATGAAAACATCCCTTTTGTCATCTTTCTCTGTGTCTCTGATGAAACGTGCCACCACGTTATAAGTAGAGGTAAAATATGCTCTTACGTTGGCGATTCCAGTTACTCCCCACAGCACCACATCAAAATCCTAAGTTATCTTCTATTTTATATGAGTCAGATGGAGCTAGTGGTGGAAGACCATCTCCCTTACTACTTTCTTTTTCATGTGACTGAGGAACAAAATCAGTAAGAAAAAAATTAATGACAGCTAAAATAACATATAAAGCTGGAGGCCCGAAAACCAACAAACACAATACATTAGCAAGTAATTCCATTTTTTTCTAATTTTTCAGCTATTACACAGTCCAAGTCAGAAGAGCGGTGTTTAGTTTTCCCATCCAAAGAATACCATCCTTTTGATGGTGATGAGGCTCTCCCATCCTTTACGAATGCCGAAGTTAAACCATATTCCTTGGTAAGACCATCATCATATAATAGTTGAAAATCACACTCCTGGAATGGCTTAGTTATTTTATTCTTTACAGCCTTTATATGACCTGTTATTCCCAAGGGATTTTTGAGCTTATCATAAATGACATCAGATTTTCCAGATGCGGTTTCCAGGGATGTTCCGCAGTAATACAGAAGAGCCTTGCCACCACCTGCACGAGTTCTTGGATCACCAAACATTATACCTATCTTACTTCTAACTTGGTTTACAATGAGAAGACCAGCTTTGTGTTTCCTCAATAATGGGTTTACTCTGCGCAAGCACTGTCCAGCAACTTTAGCTCTGAGAGCACCTCCCATCTCGGAATTTTTTCCAAAGTCTTCCTCCATCTCTTTTTTGGTTGGAGATGTTCCGATGGAATCATACCCAATCAGGATTGGAGTGTTGGCATCCTTAGCTCTAATGGCTAGAATGGAATTCTCAATGAAGCCGAAACAACCTTCCAATGACTCTGGCTGCGAGTATATTAATCTCGTCGAGTCTATGCCAAGTTTCTCGGCAAAAGAAGGAGAATAAGCATGCTCATTGTCTACCATAACAGTGTAGTATCCTTTAGCTTGAGCACCTATAAAAGCATGAGTCAAAAACACCGTCTTAGCGGTACTGCTTTCTCCATAGATTTCTGTAATTGAACCTATCGGATAACCTCCCATGTAATCGCCGGAAATAACCTTGTTCAAAGCATAAGACCCGGAATCCACAAACCCAAAGATCTGGCTCTCCTCAGAGAGCATGGAAGCTCCTTCTAATTCTCTACATATATCTTTTATTAGACTGTCCATACCTTATTATAGACTAAAAATTCAAAAGAAAGGGGCAGTAATCGAACTTTTCATCTCACTTTCTCTAACTTGCTCAGCTATCCATCTGTAAGTGATTTCTAAACCTTCCCGCATAGAATATTTTGGAGTCCATCCTAGCGAAGTGATTCTGTCGAAAGTTTCGTACCTTCCTATAACTCCCACAGGTCCATCCACGTGTATTGGCTCGATACTCTTTCCAGAGATATCGCCCAACAAATCTACAAGACCATTGACTGTGATAAGTTCATCCGTACCAATGTTAACAGGACCTTCCATAGTAGACTGGGTGAGCATATAAATAGCATCTACCATATCATCAACATAAATAAAATTTCTTATTGCGGTGCCGTCTCCCCACACTTCAATCTTGCCATTGTCTGTCTCTGCTACTTTACGAGAGAGGGCAGCGGGAGCTTTTTCTCTCCCCCCTTCCCAAGTTCCGTAGGGACCGTAGCAGTTTTGAAACCTTGCAATTTTAACATCCGTGTCGGAGTGTCTTCCAAGAGTAGATATAAGTCGCTCGGAGTAGAGTTTCTCCCATCCATACTCGTTATGCGGCATAGCTGGATAGGCATCATCCTCTGTGAGTCTGTCTTCGTTTAGTTCTTGCTCCCTGTACACGCAAGCCGAAGAGGAGTAGAAATATTTTTTTATGTTTCGCATGGTCAACTCCCTAACCATGTTAATATTGATAAGTGCATTATTAATCATGATATCGCACTCAGCCGAATGAATGAAACCCATCCCTCCCATGTCAGCAGCCAGCTGATAAACTTCGTCAAACTCTCCCTGTTCTCCATTTGGCAGACTGAGAGACACTTTGCAATCATGTCGCCAGCGTAAGTCTACTTTTAAAAATTCATCAGCTTGAGTTTCCCAATGTTCAGGTTCCTTGATATCCACACCTCGAACCCAATAACCTTCCCTTTTTAGTTTCCTTACAAGATGACTACCTATGAATCCTCCGGCGCCACACACTAACGCTTTCTTTTGTTTTACCATATTTATTCTCCTTTATTCTCGTAGGGGAAAAGATGAGATGGAGTCTCTTCTACTCCTAAAAATGGGCATAATTTTTCCCATCCTTCGCCTTCACAAATGTTGAGGTTTAAAAGATCTTCATCTCTACCCTCAAAATATTCCCTGACGTACCTGTCATGGTTTCTTATACGTTCAATAAATCTGTGTCTTGATGGGACTTCCGAAATAGAAGCTCCACTCCGCTTCCACATTTTATATTCACTAGTAGCTAAACCCTCATAGTCTCTCGTCGTCAATATAAATTTACTGTGTGGAAATTCTTTGTCCAGCTCCTTATATACAAACATCCATGGAGCGTCACAGAAGGCATCATACTCAGTAGCCCTTTCATATATCTCTAACAGGGAATCACTGTATTCCTCTTCAGACGGATACCAATTGTTATCTACGGCAGCCCAGAAGTTTGCATTAGTTCGATATCCCAGGATAGATAACGCCTCACCCAAACTCTTGGTGCCAGTCTTAAACATTCCTATACCAAAAATTTTCACAGGCTCGGGCTCTCTTTTAACTTAGCATAGCAAATCCATGTGTAGTTTTCATACCCCTCAAAAAAATCTTCCATGCTGGTTGATTTCTCTTCAAGAAGGGGTGGTTTAGTGGGGTATTCATCATCAGTCCAAACATCACCCCATCGGGTTTTATCACCCTTAACTACGGGAGGAAACTCATAATAGACATCCAAAAACTTCCTAGCAGTTTCTGCCTCATCTCCAGCGTTCTCCAAAACTGTCTTCAAGCTTACACAGTCCCCTTGGCTCCTGGGGTAGTTGTCTTCAAAAATGAGATGCTGGAATCCCCACTTCGTAGCCACTGAAAGTCTTTCCATTGCATTCTGATGGTCATCAAAGAAACACACCGTCTCACTATGGGGAAAAGGACTCCAGTCATATACACTGAAATCATGTGGCAAATACTGAGCTCTGGGAGATTTATACTTTATCCTATCCGGAGAGGGCTCAATACAAATTATAGAAGCGTCTGGTGCAGCTTGTTCAAAAAACCAAGTCCCCTGTCCATACCACACGCCACTCTCAATTATACATTTGGGCTTTAGATGTTTTAACATAAACCAAGCCCCAAACACCTGAGGAGCTTCCATCCCGCCTGCATTGTCCAGGATTGGTCTCTGTCGGAACAATTCCGCAAACTCAGAGAGACTTTCTTTCAAGTCCTCAACACTAAAATCAACATTTCCAATTTCTATAGGTTTCATTTTACCAATAACATCCATTCTCTACACTAAATCTACCCGTGGGAGACTCCCCTTCAGAGGGCCTTGTCCAACTTTCGTTGTAGAACTTAGAAATTACATCGTGCTCATCCCAGCGACCTCCTTTGATACCAAACAGAATTTGAAGGCTACCACCGAGATGAATAGAGGTTGCCCCTAGAGATTTCGCATAAGCTGTTAATGGCAATGACCACGCTCCTGCACCAATCAGGCATGCATCAAATACCTTGGAGTTCATTTTGTCTTTCAAGTCTTCCAAGCCATCCTCCCAAGTCTCTAGACCATTAGGAGAAATATACCAGGAGAGGGGGCATCTGATAGTCTCCAAATTAAAATCCGGGAGAAGATCCCGATCACTCCATAATCCTTTCCTATTCTTGTATTGGGACTCTATAGAACTTGCAAAAGGGGATACAACTAAGACATTTCTATCTTTGAGATGTTTAGTCCATGGAGAATCCCAGTAATAAGGCTCAAGGTCACGCAGGTTCACTGCAGATGATTCGGGCGACACACTTAATATTAAGTTCTTTTCTCGTTCGTCCAACCAACGAGCATAAACATCTATATTAGGCATTGATTCTAAATACACCTCACAAAATCTAGACAAGGAATTATCAGTAGGGGGAAAAACACCTGCGACGACAAAAATATCATGAAGATCTCCCTCCGATAAAGAAGTCTTCTGCATATAAGAGTCGATAGCTTTCAACTCAGAAAACCCTATCTTTGCCACTGCAGCTGCATCTCCAGCTTCAAAAATCTTGTTTATAAGGTGGCTTTCCATTCTGACCAGCTTCGTATATAATCTTTCTCGGAAAACTCCGTAGAACATAAAACCAAAAGCACGGAGCCCTCGGTTAAAAATGTTTGGCTGTCCCAGTTCATCGGAGATACCTCTACGCTCTCCCCAGCTCTTATCTCTTTAGACATCAATGACTTAGGACTTGTATAAATTTCCACGCTAATCCTCCCTCTTAAACATACAAGAAGCTGAGTTGTGGTCTTATGTGCATGACCTCCTCTCGTCACCCCTGTAGGAACGTCTGAGACAACAAAGATTCGTTTTGGGTCAAAGCTTACGCTGTCAAAGTCCAATGACCTTAGGACTCCTCTGTGATCCAAAAATTCGTTAAGACGCACCTTCCCACTCCTTAACCAATCCTATTATATAATCCTCATCTTCCACCGACAGCTTGTGGTGGAACGGAATTGAGACAGTTCTATGGGCTGCAAACTTGGAGAGAATAAATTCCTTACCAGTAGGTTCCCTTTGAAAGGGGACATACACAGGATGATCATCCAAATTATGATAATGAATTCCACACACCACCCCATTATCTTTCATGTGCTTAATAAATCCCTTATTATCATTAACACCTATTCTATAAAGATGGTAGCTAGGAGTATCTATAGCGAGGGAACTATTGAGTTCTAGTTCCTTACTGTACCTATCCCTAATTTCATCCAACCTGGCGTACCTGGAATCCAAAGACTTTAAACTCTTCCTGGCAGCATAGGCCTGTATAGAGGACAGATATCCTTTCCAACCTGGAAATCTAATTTCACGATCCCAACTATTTTTAGAATACCCCATCCCATACATGGCGCATGATTTAAGAGTTTTGTACACCTGTTCATCATCAGTAACAACCATCCCTCCGTCAACACCACCCACAGGCTTAGTAGGATAGAAACTAAAAATCATAACATCCTGACCAAAACAAGACTGACCATACTGATCTCTCGTTACCTGTTGAGCAGAGTCGAATATAGACATGGGGTGCCCATTCCAGTTTGTTTTGTGTAAAAGATATTTCCCACCGACCCAAGATATATTATCGTAGAAACTAAGGGCTCTTCTGGCGTGGATGATGGCATTGGGTACAACTGGGGGGATAATGCTAGGAATTTTTACAGTTTCACTTGCATGAGTAAATTTTTCCAACAGTATCGAAATAGCAATGGAGGCACTGGAGAATCCACAAGCGTACTTTGCCCCTACAAAATCAGCAAATTCTCTCTCGAATTCTTCTACTATAGGATCGTGTAGAACATGCTTAAACATGGCTGTGTCTACCTTGACAGGTTCTATTTCAAACAGATTTATCATATTCATCTCCGCACCAATAGAACAGTAGCCGCATTCAAATCTCCAGTTATTTTAAGGTCATAGCCCTGCTTATCCCCTATCAAAGTAAGATTATCTACGTTATGTTTAAATTTATACGTGGTAATTTCCCCGTAGGCTCCGTGAAACAGCGAAGACGATGATAACTCTTCCCACAGAAAAACCCTTCCTAATATAACGTACTTGAACCCTAGACTCAGCAGAAACTCGTATGCTTCATCTCCGTCTGGAAGTACGTCCAAGAGTGCTCCAGCATGTAGCAACTCGTATTTCTTTGCGTCCTCCTTCGTTAAGTTTTTGTAGTCACCCTGGTAAAAATGATCCCCCCACTTTTCCTTGGCTATCTTGACAGCTTCTTCAGAGTAATCCATGCCGGTATACTTAAGCCGGGAGAAATGTCGAGAACACAACTTTTTGTAAGATCCAACCCCGCATCCGATATCGAGCACAGAGCTCACATCCATACGGAAAACCGTGGATATAAATATCTTCCAGTGTTCCGGATACCGATAGTCCAACTCCTCAAGATTAAGCTCGAGTTGTTTTTCAGAAACCCTCTTATTTTTCCATGAATTTATGTACTTCATTTTCTACTCACCTTAACCTTTTATCCGTCAACTGCTCAAGCAAATAAAACTTGGACCCTTCCATTACATCTTTATTCTTATTAGATGAATTATGCCAGTGCCAGGCAAAAGAATCCAGGAATAGATTCTTTTCATCTCGCAGCGGTATGCTAAACCAGCAATCCTCAACTTCCGTAGCCAATGCCTTGTCAGTCTTGCTAATAAGCCATTCAGTATTAAAAAAAGGAGAAGGGAAAATGGTAAAACAATCTGGATTCTTTCTATAAACTTTAGCCATCATATCTTCATCAAAACAGGTGGACATAGGACGGATGGGAGTAGACAACAAAGTCTCTATACAATCTTCGATATACTGCTCTCCTCTGTTCGCTCCCAATAAGGCTGCACATGGTCCGTGACAGTCTCCAGAAAATTCATTCTCTTTACCGAAATCAACTGATGAACCCCACTGGTATGCAAAATTTCTTCCTAGAAGAGGTTTAAAATCTCTCAACAATACCATATCCATATCGTAATAAATACCCCCAAACTTATACAAGACTAGGAATCTCATAATTCCGCTACTCATCCAATGTCTGTCATCATCCTGTGGGTTTAGGTATTCATGCCTAGACTCTAGGGGAGTCCCTTTAGCGAGTTCCGTAGAGTTGTATACTCGGAAATCTACAGCATCTTTGTAAGGTTGAATGTTTTCCTGATCAGAAATATCATAATCAGACCAAACGATAAGTTTAGTTTTCTCCAGGTTCTGAGTAGCCACATACGATTTTATAGCCATCAACTCCTTGGGGGTTCTGACCTCTGTGTAGACATGAAAATACGTGATGCCTTCAGGGTACGAAAAATCTTCATCCTTAACATCTGCAAGGAACTCTTGGCACTTCTTGTAATCTACGTATAGATCAGGATTGTCGCGCAGTGTAATATTTAAGTTCATGTTGTACTCTATTTTCAAGTTCGGTCAGGGAAGCAGTAATAGGCTCTGGATGATCCCCAACAAAAAATTTAGTATACGAGTCATCTCTTGAAATGAATTCGTGAACACCACGCCATGATTTTTCAACGTTCATCCTTGTTACAGAATCTCCGGTGATCCATGGCAGGTAAATCTCATTAAAATAATTTGGATGACAATTGTACCTGTTAACCTTCTCCTTGTAATATTCTAATTTGTTCTTAACTTGGGTGGGAAATACGTACGAGTAGTGATACATTCTGACACCGTGCTTGTCCCAGAGTGTGTCACTGTCTAAATGTTTTTTAGGGAGCGTAACGACATCGGACGGAGCTATTATAGTTGGAGGCCTATGGGTCTCCCATGTACAGCCTGGGTACACTTTGAAAATCCTTAGGAAGTTATCTACGTTCTCCTCAAACCCACCGATGTAACTGGTAAAACCCCCATAAAATGAACAACTCTGAACTCCAACGGACGTATACTTTTCCCTCTCCAGCAATTCAATTATCTTCTCTATATCTTCAGACTTGTATACCTCGTCAGAATCTAGGTTCCAGATGTAGTCAATATCTTTATCGAGGAACTTCATATATGCCCTACATTGATCATCCTTCCCTTCGAACTGCCCATGAACAATTTTAATTTTGTTGTCAGGGTCCGGAAAACTCTCTAGTATATCATTCGTAGAATCAGTAGACGTAGTCCTACCCTGCTCTTGCCAGTACTTGACGGGACCCTCAGCAATCAATATTTGGGAAGCAAAAGGATATACTGATTCCAGGGACTGTCTCAAGACGTAATCCCCTTCAAATACAATCATTCCAAATGCAATGTTCATAGGTTATACTCATCGTCTATTTTAAAGAGTCTGTCTGCATACTGATGGTAGAGCAAACTAACTTCTGGGATAGAGAAGACTCCATCATTAAGTGTATGCACTGAAAATCTTGGGTCACTTACAGGAGTTACTTCTTTGGTTTTATAATCAATCTGTATCCTAGCAAAATGTACAAATACTAGTGGTTGGAGAACTCCCCCCCACAGGACATCTCCACTTCGCAAGTAGTCTGCCCATCCATATAACCTGTAAGTCCATGGCGCTCCATATGAAAAATTCTCATCTACAAACTTGATGTTTCCTTTACCAGCCACATCTGGAAAAGCATCTAAGAATTTCTGATCCCCACACGTGGCGAGGTGCAGAGGTTCCCTTTTCAACACACAATCTTTCCACCACCCTAAAGTCTTCTTCCCTACTTCGTCATTCCTAAATGAGACAACACCCACATTATACCCACCGTCAGGGTGCCCCTCTAAGATGTGCCTGTGTCTTAGGATTCCGACTGATTTTTCCAGACATTCTTCAAAAAATCTTCTGCTGTCTGACAAGAACCAGATGTCAGAATCGATATAGATTATATGGGGAATATCTACAGAGCCAAGAAGGTGATTCGAGAACCATGAAGCCAGTGTCCAGCAGTACTCATTGTACGGGCGTGTAATCTTTGCATCCAGTAGCTCCTCATGAGAATTCTCTAAGTCTTTGATATCATATGGAATAGCCTGAGAAGAAACTCCATTCATAACCTCAAATGACTTGTCATCTAAGCACAAACAATGGAATTCAAAATCATTTCCGTATGTGAATCTCAAAGATTCCAACAATGCTATGCCGTAGTGTAAGTAATTTCTATCAAATACAGAGGATATGTAAATCATGTCTTGAGAGCCTTATTATTGAATTCCTTCATTAATGGCTTCATCAAGGCCCCTTGGAAGTGTATGGTTGCAAAAGGAACACGAGGTCCTGCAACTTGCCTACACCAGGGAAGCCCGTCTAAGAAAAATATATTTTTCTTCCCATTGACCATTTCAAAATCTCCTTCCTCACAGCGTAAATGATGATCAAAAAACGGTAATGGCGACAGACCGCTGCCCTCCATAACAACAGAGACTTCACCAATAGTTGGAGCATTCTGATTTGCATACTCTCCTAGCAAAGTCATATCACAAACTCCTCCCTGTACTTGGTGCTTTTGCCTAAGCTCATAAATTGTACAAAAAAGCTCATACAAATATCCACGTTCAGAATACACATTGAACATGAAATCACAAAATTTCTTAAGACCCTTACGAGTAAAAAACCCAGTATGCCCACTCACACGTCCACTCAAGGTCATTTCAAATTGCTTAAACCTATGATACTCCTCATTGACGTCAACAAACACCAAGACATCACTGTCACAGTGAAAACAAACATCAATGTCGTGTTTCTCCATGAAATCATGTATTACAAACCATCTCTTAAAACACAAAAGCTCCATCCACTCGGGATTGAAATTTAGGTGTGTATACACTTCCGCAAACTTATTCGCTCTATATGAATAATCAGACATCATGTGATGCTCTGCACCACACTGCAAGTTACCTTCGTCTCCCAGTACAATGGTACGATTTTTAAAATTAGAACGCTCTACAGCGACATTAAGATGTTCACTGTATTGTATAGTCTTTTCTGTCATTATCACAGGTATCATTTGTGCATCTCACGAATTTCTATATCTTGCTTCAAGTGCTCATCAAATCTAGATGTGTCAGTACTTACTCCTGTAGGATTGAAATAGTAACTTCCTATAGGTTCCTTAACTTTCATGAACCTGAAACCTTTCTTGGACATCCTTAGCCACATTTCATAATCCCCCGATATGGTATATTTAGGATTAAATTTTCCTGCCTTTACCAAAGAATCCCTCTTTACTAGGGGGAAAGGACCACACAAACACTGTCCTAGCATGTTTTCATGCGAGTACTCAGGCCAGTCGTACAACTGAACAATATTAGAATGATCTTTATCATCAGTAACTAAACACCTGGAGTAAAAAACATCAATATCAGGGCGTGTTACTGCATATCCAAGCATAGTGGTCAACGCGCCAGGAAAAAGTCTGTCATCCGTATTTACATTCATTACATATGGAGTTCTAGTTTCCTCTAGAGCACCATTCCACGCATCATAAACCCCTATACGAGATTTGTAATCTCTGAAGATAACATTGATCCCCTCTCTAAATTTATAATTTTTAAAAAACTCACGTGACCCATCCTCAGAATTTGCATCGCAAACTACAAGATCAAACTCAGACAACATTTGAGAATTGACTGCATCACAGTACCCTTCAACCCACTCCATTGAGTTGTAACTAGAGCATAAGATAGTTACGAGATTCCCAGACATTTCATCCACGCCTCGAATATATCATCATTGGTCATCTCATAACGTGTAGAGGATATATTTAGATTTTTCTCATCGGAAAAAGGATTAGCAGATTCGCTCCCGCAGTACTCAGTTCCAGTCATTTCACACTCGGGCACTATAAAATTAAAAGTTTCGCTGCGAGAAGAATGAAATACCTTGGTAACGGAATCATACATTTTCTGCTTATCATCTTCATGACCCATCATAGTGACGAGACCCTCATCTACGTAGGGTTTAACAAGTGCGTTAAAATACATCTCATCACTGATAAACCCATACAACAAAATATCTTCATAACCCTCCTCCAAAGCCTTTCTAATAGAGACATGCACTCTCTTATTCTTGTCTATGCTTCCTATAATTCCAGCCACTTTCTTAGGCTTCCTCTTGCTGTGCTCTAATTTTGAGACAACATTTGGAATAATAAAACCAGGCTCCCTGTGCCATTTCTTCTGGTGTTCGGAAACAAAATGAATATCGTCCCAAAATCTGGGTATGGAAGAAATGGGAAATAAAGCTTTCTCATGGCATGTCAAGATAACCTTTCTAGAAGCAGTAGGCCGACTAGGAAACTTAAGATAGTGCAGGAGAAGAATTTCTCCTTCCTCATTTACAGCTGTATTCTGTGAGTTGAGAATATCCCCATTGCATTTGTCTAGATGCCATGCCTCAGGACCGTAAAAAGTACAATCCAGTCCCCTCTCATTAAAAAGGTTACATAAATTAACATTAGCAACCGTGGAACCCCCTGCATTTGTGAATCCAGAAATAATTTTAATTTTACTTTTTTGCATCTAATAGTTTCCTGTATAACTTAAGCCTCTCACCTATATGGGAGTTAATATTAAAGCGTTCATCTGTTAAAAGTTTCAAATTATTCCCCAACTCCACGCGATGCTTTTTATCTTTGATAAGGCGAGACAAAACATTAACCCACTCACTCTTCGGATTATCTTTATCAATGAGATACCCCGTAACTCCATTTTCAATTATCTCATCATAGCATCCGCAGTTAGTGGCCACTAGTGGTATACCGTATCTACCCGCTTCCATAGCCTTAATCTCCGATTTAGAGTCATTGAAATTATTCCACTCCAGAGGAGCTATAGAAATGTCTATAGTTCTGTACATAGCTCCGTACATATGAGATGGTGCAGCAGGAAAAACAAATGTATTCCTATGTTTGACCCCCCTTGTCAAGAGACGTTCGTAAGAATCCCACACATCTTGTTGCCAGTCTCGTTTCTGTTCCGGAGCCAGGGTTGGTCTCCCGTAGAACCCCCATTGAACTCTCTCTGCACCTACTTTTGAATTTACTCCCATGGCTATGGTAGGAATTTGTTTCACATCCTGCTCGTGATGGATGCCTCCTACCCACCCAACCCTACACACTTTTTTCGGCGCTTTTACTCTAGGAAAGTTCCAACACGGGAGGTCATGATCAATTGCATTTTTGATCACACATAAACACCCTCTCACGAACGGAGCGACCCTCTGCGCAAATTTACCTTGTGTAACAGAGACTAGATCTGCATTGTGATATAGAACCTTCGTAAGCTCATCCAGACGTTGTTCCTTATACACACCTTCTAAGCGATGACCCGCATATAAATCCGTCAAAAGGTCATCAGTATCGTAATGAATGAATTTATTTTTCTCCTTACATTTCTTAAAGAGGTCTATCATATACTGAGGACCATAGTTAGCGATATTCTGAGTGAACATGATATCTGCCCAATCCAAATCCTCATATTCTACTTCTTCTTTGGGTGGTTGCCTAGTATCCTCATCCCATTTTAAAGGATTAAAATTAAACCTAATTTCTACATCGTCTGGAAATTTCTCTGCCAACTTATCCATTGGCATGATAATTCTATAGTAGCTACATCCACCCGTATTAGCAGGAAACGCAAGTATCTTAAGCTTGCGTTTCCTGCTATCGTCATTAGACTCATCAACCATTCCCTAACCCTTTCAGATGAGATAGATAGTCTCCCTCATCATCACTGTCTTCTTTGGGCATTGGGTCGGGTGTATTTGTAGAATCTCTCTCTCCGATAATGCTAAGAGCCATCTTCTTCAAATCCTCATATGAGGCTACTCTAACCAAACCATGGATATCGTGTAGTTCGTCGAACCATTGAGCTATTTCCTGGGCAGAACCAGCCGGAGATCTCTTGGGCTTTGGAGAAGACTTATCATAATTAGGCCATTGACCTTGGATATCCTTAACGATTTTGAAATCATGTCCCTCTTTAACGTCGGTGATATCTCCGTAATCTTCGTCAAAGAAGCAGTCTAAAATCTTACTGAAAAGTTTCACTCCCATGGAAAGGATCTTGACATCTCCCGTATCTCGTTCAACGGCGTTAATGTAAAAACGCTTACTGGATTTAATTTGTCTTGCAATATTTTGATTCTCGTCCACTTTGGTATTCCAAAGTTGGTAGCTGAGATCACACAGTGGACAATCATTACCTTTCACACGCGGACAATGGTGATTCCTGCCATCAATACGATGGATGGCAGTCTCTGCATAAAAATCTTCGTCTTCGGATTTAGAAGGAAGGATACGAACTACAGTCGTACCCTCTTTCATCATCAAAAACTTTTTGAGAAAATCGCTGGTATCGTTGTCCGATTTAGTGCGATTAATTTGTTCATATTTTTTTCTAAGTTGGTCTAAGTTTACCATGTTAATTTACAGTTAAAAATTTAAGGGGGACAGAAATCTGTCCCCCTTATTATAGTACTAATTAATAGTTTTTTTAACTATAATCATGACGGGTAACATCATAATGCGTCAAGGCAACAATGGCTCCGTCTGTGGTAATACCCTTAAGTTTAAAATCCCAAAGTCTGCCATCCCTCAATCTCGATCCACAACTATCTGTAAACACTCGTGCGTCCACTGGGTAATCTTGTGACGTACTGTAAGCACCAGATCTCTCCAACTCGGGATCGTAAAAATCAATTCCGGCGCACTCACCAAGGAATGTAGTAAGACTACCCTGGTTTCCCCATCCTATCCATTTTTTATGCCTATTCATAAACATAGTCTGACCTGTCCCAACTGGGTAGCTATCGACTATTTGATAAGTAAACCCCCTAAAACAATTTTCTGTATAGTCTACATCACCAGCCCTTGCTAAACGACGTTGATAAAACGGTTGACTTGTGGAAATATTACCTCCGGGTCCCATATTTCCCGCAGAGACACTTCCGTACGATACACCTTGGTAATCCTTTTCATTAGCGTCTAGCTGAAATTTTTGGGGTTGTATGTATGGCCCACCAAAAACATATTTAACAACAGTCCCTGTACATCTTCCAATAACACTGGCAAGAACGAAAGTACCTCCGATGTTACCAACCTTTCCTAAGGCTGACGTATCAACAGAACTCAAAGTAACGTCTCTATTAGGAAGCGTATCGCGTTGAGATATTGGAACTCGTGCATAGTAGATACTCATTGTCTGGTCTTCAATAAACCAGGGACCCGAGGTATTTACACCAGTAGGAGAGAGTCCAGAAACACTGGAAACGGGGGAGATCCCACTAGTCCACCAACCATCACCACCTCCACCAGAGAGATTCCAATTTGAAAAAGAAGAATTAACAACAGGTACAAGTCCAGGCATAATTTATAAAATTGAGGCTAGAGGAAGAATCGGCCTACAACCAATCCAGAGAGCCCTGCGAAAAGCCACTTCCAGTTACTTAAAATTGATCGATTTAATTGAGCTACTATACTCTTCCACATTTCATTATTATATAGTAATCAACCTAAATCAGAAATCATTTTTATCTCTGCTCGTTTATTCGCAGACATCTGAACCAACATGTCTTTCTGGTGATCTAGGGAAGTTACAATGTTTTTAGCCAGATTATATCTATGCTGAGCATTCAACACTTTTGCTTTGAGTTCTCTAAGAGAAGGTACCGTTAGTACGTATGCGTTTAAAGCTCCCTCTGTAGGTTTCTTTGAAGTGCCTGCCAGCTCCTCCCTCCTCTTTTCCTTCATTTCAGCTTCTGCATACTCAAAGACCATCTCTGCCGTGTTAGTAACCTTCTTGGAATATGATAACACACCTCCAAAGAATGCATATAAAGCCGTATGCTTTTGTAAAGCTTCATCCATGTTGTCCTCTGAGATTTCCAAGTAGTCCTTGGAAATCTGCAAATACTTGTTTTCTAAGTTGTTATAAGTTTCTATTACACTATTCATGAGTAAGTATGTATTTGAATAATTCAGGGTTTAGTGCTGCCAACATTTGTATCATATTGGATGTAACAGTCGTAAGATACTCGTTGCCTATTTGGGGCATCTCATCATCGTCCCCAAGACCGAATAATTCCCATCCAATGTGGCAGATTTCATGAAGGAGAGTTCCTTTATAGTCTTCCACACACTGGTTTGGGTCAATCGTAAGCAAGGATTTGGGAAATTCAACACAGCCATACAAACTTTCTTTATCTAAAGTTTTCTGTTTAATGGTAAAGGTCTTTATTCCCGTGTAAACAACCATTGGATGTGAGTGATTTTTCAATTTTGTCATTTGATCTTTTGAGATATAATAAGTTTAGAATAGTCCATAACAGACGGAATAACGTATCTAGATCTCCCATTTCTGGACTTGATAACGAATATTCTAGCTTCTCCTTTGTCAAACTCCAATTCGTTTTGATTTACAGAGAATACGAGGTCACACACTCGCGTCTTTCCATATGAATCCGCAAGCTCTGTGTCGGTGATTAAACTAACCCGTTTACCTTCCCTATTAGTCTGTGTAGCTGTCCACACAAGGCACTTATGCTCAATCGCTAGGCCTCTGAGTTCTTGAGCGAGTCTTTCCTGCGCCTGATATTCCATCATAGAAGAATCCGTGGTCAATAGTTCTAGATAATCTATGATAATGACATCCGGTGTAAAATCCTCTACGTTCCTAAGCTGGATGAGGAAGGATCTGAGGGTATTAACAGTAGCCCTTTTAGTAGGAAACTCTTTTATCATAAGGGAACCCATGTCTGGTTTAGCCTTCTTAATCTTATTGAATCTCTCCTTAACAATGTCTCTGCGGTACTTTAATTCAGATTGTTTTACGTGAGTGAATATACTATCCAATCTTTGCGCAACCCTATCCTCTGACATCTCCAAAGAGATGTATAATACATCATGACCATCAAGTATAGAACGAGCAGCTTGATTAGCGAGGTACAAAGACTTCCCAACACCAGGAGGCGCTACTACCATAGCCAATTCCTTAGCCGCGAGGCCTCCTTCAAGGGATTCGTTCAGAGACTCAAAAATAGTTCTAAACTTATAGACTTTTCCGTTCTCCTCTTTGGAAAGTCTGTCGTCAAAGGAATTAAAGTAGTTGATACCAAGGTCGAGATTTCTGGTGACGGACAAAGCTCCACGAACTAAACCCTCAATATCGTCATATTTCTTCTGTTCTATAAGACCAACAGAAGATACGATAGCACTTGTAATGGCTTGCTCACGAGCAAAATTCTCAACGAGGTCTAAGAGATAAGCTTCATTACTCAGAGATTTCTCATCGAGAGTATTGATTAACTCCAACTCTTCTTTAAAATCAGACAGAAGCTCACTATGTGATTTCATAGATTTAATCTCTTCCAAAATAAAATCATCCGCTGGGAGCTTTTTATACTTCTGATAATGGTCCACAATTATCTGAAAAAACTTCTGGTGTGACGGGTATTCAAAATACTCCGCCTTCACCATAGGCATAGACTGAACCAAAAAATTAGGATCAGATTTAGCTAAGTAAATAATCCCACGCTGAATGCTGTCTGCTAATTCGTATGCCATTTCACCCTATTAAAGAGGAAAGATCACCATTAAATCAAACCTTTTTACGGAGTCTGTCCGGAATTACCAGAGCCACGTAGGGTGTGTTCCTTTTCGATGCCTTTCAGCTTGGATACCGCATCCTTGTTTAGCTCTATAGCTCTCTTCCTTTTTTTCTCCGCCTCTTCAGGAGTAGCCTTTCTCGCAATACCAGCCTTACGTAACACTTCATGGTCTATCTTCATTTGACTATAAGGAGAGACACCCGTCTTTCCCTTGATGGCCTCTGCGGTGTTTCTAACCTCTTCATCATGCCATTTGTGGGCTTTATATGTGTTATCTCTTTCTATATCCGTCTGATTTCTGTAGAAAGTAGGAGTCCCTCCCTCAACCGTGAAATCTGCTATAGAACCATCACTCATATGTCTCTTAGCGCGTTTCCCACACTCAGGGCACTTTACCCACTTTTTCATGTCAGACATAGAACACATGACATCTTCAATATGATTGCATGAAGCACACAGATACTCGTAAAAAGGCATTATATCTCACACACTCCTGATTTACACGTTTCTAGAGAATACGTAGTGTCATCTATAGAGTCCTTCTTAAAAAGCAGATCCAAATCTAAAGTTTTCAAATCAACAGCTTCCAATGGCTCATTACCCCTAGAACCAGCCTTGTAGAAAGTGAACCCTTTCATGTCATTTGCGTAAGTCAACAGATCATCATATATAGTATCAGGAGAAAAATTAGCTGGTAGGTTGCAGGTTTTGGACACGGCTGAATCCACAAACTGTTGTACAACAGACTGAACTTTTATATGCTCTTCTGGGGTTACTTCGTATGCACCCACAACGTGCTTAGTATCTCTCCCTCTCAAATACAAGTCCTTAAATAATGAATCAACAACAAGAGACTCATTCCAAACACCGTCAGTGCCTGTTCTCCATCTTCTCTTATAGACTGGGGAGAATATGGGCTCAATGCCAGTAGAAACACCCATAACCATGCTAACAGTTCCAGTCGGTGCTACTGTCAAAAGAATTGCATTTCTTATACCATTTTTCTTAATGTCGGAGCGTATCCTAGAGGGAAGAGTCTTTAAAAATTTCTCGCCCTTTAAGCGACCCCAATCATATGCCTCAAAAGAACCTTTCTCCTTTGCTAGGTACATGGAGGCTTTATACGCCTCATTTCTTATTGTTGCAAATAAGCGCTCTAAAAATTCTAGACACGCTTCCGAACCATAACGATACCCTGCTTTTATCAAAAAATAATGGAGGCCTGTAACTCCTAACCCTATGCGCCTAGACCGAGTGCCAGCTTCAACACACTCTGGTATAGGAAAATGATTTGTTGTTAGTATGTTGTCAAGAAATCTCACACCAGAGCGGATTGTACGAGCAAGACGCCTCCAATCGATGACCCCATCAATATCAACCATGTTAGCCAAATTGACATGCCCCAGACAGCAATTTCCATACGCAGGGAGAACCTCTTCGCCACACGGATTAGTAGACGGCATATATTCAAAGTACGATACATTAGTGTATTCATTCGCAAAATCAACATTGAAAATACCAGGCTCTCCAGATTCTATCGCATTATCTATAATCCTCTTCCATATATCCCTAGCCAACAAAGTAACCTTAGTAGAGTTCTGGAAAAGGTCGGCATGATGTTTGAGATGATGCATTTTGGCTATGCCATACGAATCTTCTTCGTTTTGAGCTACCACACTCACCACATCATCCCCTAACTCTGATTTTCGGTTCAACTCATAAGTATAATACCGCTCATGACGACCACCGAAAGTGAAGTACCATTCATCATTATTTTCTACTGCCTCTATGAAAGATCGGGTTATGGCAACAGACACATTAAAGTTCGTTAATTCCTTGCGGTCAAGCTTAACGTGAAGAAATTCTAGAAAATCAGGATGAGTTACATTTAGAATGGACATTAGTGCTGTTCTCCTATTTTTCCCAGCTCTAACATGGTTCCCAATCTCATTTATCATGCGCATGACAGAGATAGACCCTGGAGAGGAATATCTTATATTCTGTATGTCAGACCCTAGGGGACGGATTTTAGAAAAATTAAATCCTATCCCTCCTCCTCCACAAGAAATCTTATACATGTCACTGATAGTCTTGCCAATGCTCTCTACATTGTCTTCTGGGTCTAGGACATAACAGTTCAGTAGATTTTGTTTACTTCTTCCAGCTCCAAATAGTATCCTCCCTCCCGGGACAAAATCTCCTGCGTTGATAGAATCAAAAAATTTCTTCTCCACCTTCTCTCTCTGGTCTGGTGGCTCTGGGTCTGCGGCTGCTCTTGAAACCCTTCTAGAGCATTCCTTCCATGTTGTTTCACCAGGATAAGCATATTTTTCTAGAAATATAGCTTCCCCCAGGGAGTCCTTTACTATCTCATACGCCATTACTATACTTCCATTATCGCTATTACAGAATCCTCTGCTATGATGAGATATATATCTTCATCCAGCTCTATCTCTCTTCCACTAAATTCTTCAAAAAGAACCCTCTGACCCTCTTTGAGTTTCCCGCTAGTTTCGTCTCCTACAGATTCTATGACTCCTTCACACGTAGGATTGTCTTTAACCTCATCAGGAATTATAATCCCAAACTTGGCTTCCACCTTCTCGATGTGTCTCTTAACTAAAATTCGGTTATGGTATGGTATAATTTTCATATTATTTGCAGGTTGTTAGATTATTCTTTTTTCTGACGAATAAGCGTTCTGCATCGTCTTCTATTAAAGAATTCAAGTAAGGATTATGGGTTATCAAAAACAACTTTTTATTAGAAGATATACTGGATATTAACTCATATAAACCTCTAATTCCCCCCCTATCCAGAGAATCTCCGACCTCATCAAAAAATATTATATTCGACCCATCTTTACCAGAAAGAAGTAGCAGGTCATTTAAAGCCATCATGACAGAGATAGAAAATTTTTGTTTCTCTCCTCCAGACAAAGACTCGAAATGTATTGTGCTACCAGAAGATCTTATCTCTTCCATCAGGCTGTCATCAAATTCAATAGAGAACGCATTATTTGAAAGAATACTAAGATAATAATTGGCTCTTTCATTGAAATAATCCAGAACATTCCTAATTATGTACTTGACCAATCCTTGTTCGGAAAAGGCAACTTCCCAAAATTTCATGATGTCATATTTCTTCTGAGCTTCCTCCATCTGCTTAGAGTATTTTCTAGACAGAGCCTGCTGTTCACGAATAGACCTATTAGTTAGAGCTATTTTGATATCGGTAGTTTTTAAGATTTCCACAAGTTCATAGTCAGAGGACGAGATGGGTATAAACATATCATCAAATTCCTTATAGCGTCTCTTTAACTCTTTTCTTATATCAATTTTTTGTTGGTACAAGACTTCTAATCTCTTTTCATTTTCCTCTCTCTTTGTAGAGATAGCTTCTGGTTGTTTGCTACAATGCTCACAAATGGAGTTGGCGCTAAAAAATTCAATATTGCTTTTAGCTTTGCTGATAGAGACAGTCACATGGGAAAGTTCATTTTGTACATCTCTCATGGAAAGTTCCTTATCAATTTTAGCAGCTTCCAACTGCTGTATCTCAGAAAGAGAATATTTCATAATGAAATCATGTTTCTCCTTCGTCAATAGCCCCTTTGCATGTGCCTTCTCATCCCTACAACCCTTCAATCGTCTTTTCAATCTATTGGTCTTTTGTAGAGATTCGCTCTGTAAAGTAGCGGCAATCTTTTTTTCAGAATTAAATTTAGACTTCAGCGAACGTATCCTAGACCTGTTCTTGAAGAGATCAGTAATGTTAAGAAAATTTTGTATGATGGATCTCTTCTCCTCAGCCGTACATGAGAGGAAATTTACATTGTTTTGCTGTCCAAACACTATAGATGCCAAAAAAACATTATAACCCGTGTTCAGAATCCCTTCCAGATATTCCTGAGTTTGCAAAACTCCTTCTCTAGTCACACTCTTTCCGTCAACTTTAACAATTAGCGAAGGGGGTTTTTTAGTTCTAGTTATTACTACATTATCATTAACGGTAAGAGTTACTTTGCATTTGCCTGTGGTAAATGTATTGATCAAACTCTTTTCAGAAGTCTTCCGTATAGTCTTTCCAAATAAAGCAAAAACTACAGCTTCTACTATAGAACTCTTACCCGCGCCATTGGAAGAGAAAGGTCTTGTATCTTCGTTCTTTCCTATGACATGAACAAGCCCACTGTATTTGTCAAAATCCAACTCAGTTTTCCCGATGGAGAGAAAATTTTCAACCACCACTTTGTTAATTTTCATCTCGTATCTCTTTTAAAGAATTCATGAGATCCTCCTTAGTAAAAACAGAATTCCTAGAGTCTATGTAACTTTCTATAACCCCCTCATCCAATGTAAATATTTTCCTGTCTGGCGTGTAGTCAGACATAAATTTTGGAAGTAGGTCTTCAAATGAAAATTCTAAGTAATCTACATCATACTCGTCTATCACTTTATCATGTATTTGGCGTTTCACGTATTCATCTAATCTGTCGAGCTTGACTCGCAACATAGTAAAAAATTCTGGAGTAATTAGAGATTTTCCTTTAGAGGGTAAATCGTCAATGTTACACATGACATGTCTGATCCCAAAATTCACAGATTTTCGTATAGGTCTAACATCCCCATCCCTTATCATAAGTTCAGTATAGTATTTTTTCTCATTCGCTTCTCCAAACGAATTAGAATACTGGGTTCCAATAATGAATATGTTATCATATCTCCTGGATCTGTGAATATGCCCTAGAAAACTGTATTTGTTTTTTGGGAAATGCCATCTCTTGAGACGTGACTCGTATGAGTATGCTCCATTTGATACACACCCATCGAAACCAAAATGTCCTATAAGATGATTTTTTGCTTTCTTTACTTCACATACAATTTTCTCTTCATCTTCGTAGTGAGGTACAAAATCAAAGAAAACACCTCCTATTGAGACAGTCTCAGTATCTATGATTATTTTTGCCTTGTCAGAAAACAGAGACAGTGTTGTATGAGAAGAACCATCCTTGTGAATCGTATCATGGTTCCCACGTAGAATTATGATGTTCTTGCATCGTACAGAATTCAAAAATTTTCTGAGGGCTAATAGTTCCTCTCCCCCAGGATTCCTCTTGTGGAAGATATCACCTCCCATTATAAGAGTGTCTGGGGGCTTAGCATTTACAATTTTTGTTAATGTCTTTACTTGGGTATCTAAAAACCCAGGAACATAATCACTCCTGAGGTGTGTATCACTAATGAGAAGTGCTCTATGAGTTCTCGACATAATTTAAAATCTCGTCATAGTTATCTACCACACCGTGAGAATCGAACACTACTTCAGTTAAATCTCCAAACGAATTACCTACTTCAACATCAACCTCAAAAGGAACTAAAAATTTCAAATTATAATATTCCTCCAGATCATCAATCCTAGTGAGTTCATATTTCAGAATTTCCACGACTTCTTTAATGATACCCTTATCACATTGCACTTCAACACTATCGTGAACAGTAGCCAGAATTTGAGCATCGAGACCTTCTTTATCTAAACGGCACTGCAGTCTCTTTAAAGCGTGAAGCATCATATCAGATGCAGAACTCTGAATTACAAAGTTCATCCCTTGACGAAGAGCTCTAAACTTGTACTTCGAGACTGGGCTGTCTACATTAGACAGATTTCTTCTACGACCAAACAGACTAACCGCACACTTATTCTCTAGGATGTACTTATGCACAAACTTTATCCACTCAAAAACTTTAGGGAAAGAAGTCTGATATGAAGAAAAAATTCCCTTAGCATATCCGATACTTTTTCCAATTTGCTGGGCAAGCTTGGAAGGGCCTCCTCCGTAAACTATGAGAAAAGAAACACTCTTTGCGATTTGTCTCTCCTCCTTGGTTATTTCATTAATAGGTTTATCATAAATGAGAGAGGCTGTGTACTTATGCAAATCCTGTCCTGTTTTAAATGCATGTATTAGACTCTTGTCACGACAACACTGAGCCAAAACACGAAGTTCAGCGGCAGAAAAATCAGCAGCGATGAAGACCTTATTCGGATCAGATACCATAAGTTTTCTAATGTTTACGTCGTCATCACTTGGTCTAGGTAATGTATGAAAAGAGACACCTTTACGCATTCCACCCCCAGCGCTATACAAGGAGCAGCTTAGTCTACCAGTAACCGTAGAGGCAAAATTATAATTAGAATAAATCTTACCGTCCTCGTTCCACTCTATCGCAGCTTCCACTCCCTTTACATAGGTGTTATACTGTTTAGTCTTTGACTTATACTCTAAGAGCAAATTTATAAATTCGATGACATCAGCACTCTTGCTGTTCCTTTTAATAGTTTGTAAGTGTTCCTCAGTGATTGCTGGCTTTTTGGTCTTGGCAGAAAACTCTAAAGGAGTTATATTAAAACCTTCATCGGAGAAAAGGACTTTCCCCAGGTCAACAGTCGAATTGGGATTAACCCCTGAAACCGGGGAAATATCACTCAAAGAAGCCTTTAACGCCTTCAACTGTTTAGATAATACTCCCTCAAGAACAACTAAATATTCCTTGTCAATGGAGATTCCTCTGTTCTCTACATCTCCTAGTATGAGAGCGATGTCCTTAAGTAGTTTATAATACACATGGTCAAGGTTAAGCTTTTTTATATCTTTGGATAGAATATCCCAACTCCTCAAGGTGAAATCACAATCCATAGCATTGCCAAACGCCATATCAGATAATGGCATATCCCCCCAGTCATGTGTCTCGGCGTTTGTTACTGTTAGCATTTTCTGACTTTAACCCCTCTCTCTTCTAAGAAAGAAATAACGTGACTAAAAATACGCTGGTTTCCACCAATTAATTCTCCAGGAAGAATTCCCGACCCGAATTCGTTGTCAGAAAGAACAGCTTCTGCTATTGCACAACATGTATATCCAGTCGTGCGCGCCATAGACGAAGTTCTAGTTACAAGATCCGTCTCGTCATATATTTCCCACACATGACGGTCTGTGCCTCCTTTAATAGTTACTCGCATAAAAGTGAACTCATCGTCTTCGGGAGTTAATTTCCACGAGTCAAATAAAACCTTCGATGTTGATTCTAAATTTTCCTTTGTAAAAAATCCAGAATCACGCAAAAATATCATCTGCTCCCTATGTCCTGGGTACCGTAAGGTTTTTTCTCTCATATTTGGGATATGCTTCATCGTAGTCAATAAAGACCTTAAGCCATCAGTATTGAACGCTTGTAATACTGTATCCTTCATTACAACGTGCTGAGGGTCAGACAGAGCTCTCTTAGTAACAACTTTTCCATTTTCAAACATACGAGCTGGTCTGATATATTCTTGAATGACATCCGCCGGAGAAAAAGGGGCTTTGTATGTGTACTTCTCCTTCATCAGGCCCCCCACCAAGCACTCAAAAGAGTCAACCTTCATTAAAGAATCATGATGTCCTAATATCAAGTTATCTAATCCAGGAGCTATCCCCATATCAACAACAGCAGTCACACCATTTTTAACAGCTAGATCATTTAAGGATAGGGCATCTTCAGGAAAAAAAGAAATGTCTACAACATTTACTCCAGCCTCGATTATACTCTTTAGGGTTTCAAACCCAAGAAAACCGGGAACAGCACAAATAACTAAATCAAAATTTTTAACTGTTCGTTTTAAATAATCTTTGGCAGAAATATCAAAAAGAATAGTTTCAAGGTCGGGTACAGAATCAAGAGCTGACTCTGTATTGTCCGCAACAGTCACATCATGTCGCTTGGCTAGATCCTGCGCTATGGTCCTCCCGATCAACCCACACCCTAATACTAATACTTTCATTAAAATTTCAATAGTTCTTTAGGAAAATATTGTTTCACAAGATCCATCAAACCATGAGGTACGTTCTCATCAACCAGAGAGTGCATTATTTGCGTGTCCTCCATATTGTTAAATTCTTCCACCCCCCACGAACGTAGAAATTTATAATCAAATTTCAGATTATGTGCAATTTTTATTATTCTCTCATTTCTCATTAGAGATTTTACTCGGTTCCTTATGTGTGCAAGTTCCGATGGAGAAAACTCACATTCCGCATGGTAAATAGGGAATACGAAAGCATGCTTTTCCTTATATGAAATGCCTATCGTCATTATCTTATGTTTCTTGAAATCAAGACCATTAGTCTCCAGATCAAAAGATACGGCATCACTCCCATCCGCTTCATCCATCAACTCATCAAATTTCCCTATATCTCCGTTTATGAGTTCATAAGGAGAACCATCAAACTTGTTCTCCTTTAGTATAAACTTGCTATATGCGTTATTAATATCCTGTACAAATAAGGATCTAAGTTTTGGCTCTACGTACAAAGAGAAAGGGTGGAGAGTAGGTACCACAGGGACTGTTTCCCCAGATTCCAGTTCAACTGCAAATTCCTTCCCGCGCTTAGACAATATTCCGGATTTCTTGGTAACAGCTTTCAAAGCCAGGTTTCCTAACGGTATTATTAGGCTTGGCTGAATAGCTTCAAGATCCTCCGATAAATACTTTCTATGAGCGGTCAAAACCTCAGTAGTGACATCCTCTTCTCGGGTATCAAAACTCTTCAATGCTGCCACAAACTGGTAACAGTCAATAGGGAGCTTAGTTTTCTTAAGGAGACTTGATAAAATACCAAACTCCTTATCTGAAAATTCGTAAACTCTCCCACGTCTATGTGTATACGAATCGTGCACAAAAACAATCTTCTCAGGTCCAACATCGGACCGGAAAACACTGGATGAACTATCTTCCTTTTCAAAGGAATCAAAGAGATTTTCTAATTCTTGCATCTATAATAAGATATGGTTAAATCTAAAAAAAAGACTCATTATCTAAACAATAAAGATTTTGAGAAAACTATTAAAAATTATTTAGAGGATCCTAAAAAATACGAAGACGAGTTGGTTACCAAGTTGGATCTTCTCATAACAAACATCCTCCATACTTTCAAATTCAAAATAGACCAGGATGATGCAAAACAGGAATGCTTCATGTTAGCTTTTCGAGTTCTGAAAAATTTCAATCCTAAAAGTGGCTCAGCGTTCAATTATTTTACCACGGTGTTCGTTAATAATTTAAAATTGATGTACACTAAAAATAAAAAATACTCGGAAAAAATTCAAAAATATCAAAATCTCAGGACTCCTGACGAATACCAGACTTGAAATAAGAATATATCCGTGGATAGTAGTCAATCACCTGGATACGTCCCTTGGTTGTTTTCACGAGGCTTGGAACTCTCGTAATATGAAATGCAGTGAACGCATGAGGGAGATCCCAACTATTGATTAAATATAGTCTTTCATATCCTTCCTCTTTCTTCCACTCCTCTATGATTTTCAGTATCTCGTTACAGTCTTTACCCCATAAGCTATAGTACAAGAGACAAAAATCCTGCTCTTTCCTTTTTCTTACTAGGTTATTGAGCTGAGTCTCTTTGCTGAGCTCTTCTACGAGTCTCTCAGCCATCAATTCTCTCTGATGTACCAGAGAAATCAAGAGAAGACGCATCGAGCCCACTCTGTTTAAGAATGTTCTCTTTTTCTTCATCTGTCATGCTATTGATACGATCAGTCAACTGAGTCATAAAGGACTCAATACCTTTAAAAAACAAAACTTTTGCAAATTCACTGTCATCGGACTCTGGCGGTTTAATAGCTTCACGCAGGGCATCCCACTGCTCAGTCTCTGCTTTAGTCATCTTAATGTATAGTTTCAATCTTCTCTTACTCCTTTTAAGTTTAAAATTCCAGTTAATTTTTGTAGGGTCGAAAGTAAATAAAGGAACGCGAATCCTTTCCATGCACTATTAAAGCTGATGAATAAGAAAATGAACCCAAATAAACTATTAAACTTGGAAAACGAATTTTACAAAAAACCACGCATAAACAGCCGAGCAAAGGGAAACAATTTTGAAAGAGCTCTTGCAAAGAAACTGAACTCAAGATTCAACACAAAGGAGTTTTGTAGAACCCCTGGATCCGGTGCTTTTGGAACCACACACACGCTCCCTGAGCACTTGAAAGTTCATGGGGATCTAATCACTCCGGAATCATTTAAGTTCGTCATAGAGGCTAAGAAAGGCTATGACGTGAAGCTGGAAGACATATGGAAAGAAAAGAGTGATTTGTACTCTTTCATAGAGCAAGCTAAGAGGGATGCAAAGACATCCAACAGAGAATGGCTCCTAATATACAAAAAAGATAGACAGAAGGAAATAGTAATAACCGAAAAAGCTCATCCTATTAAGGAACAACTGAGAATTCAGGAAAAGTATTATGTGTACCTTCTAGAGGACTTTCTAAGCCTTCCGAATGAACATTTCTTCGAAAACTTCAACGATGGTTTCACGTATTAGGGCTTTAATTTCTAGACTTCTCGATTCTCCTAACCCTCCCCTGCGTCCTTTGCTCCTTCTAACCATTTCGCTGGGACTTACAGAGACTTCCATCATGGAACCAGGACCTCCATCTCCTCGTGCTCTGTAACGTACCTCTACAATATTCTTCCCGCTCTCCCTACCACCTCTATACATCTTGAATCCCTTAGGATCAGCTACTACTTCAATACCTTCGGAGTTTGTTTTCGCGTTATATATCCCAGTACCTGTTGTAAGTTCAGTGGCTAAGTCATCAAAAAGTACACTCTGAGGAATCATAAGCATATCTCCTCTTGATCCAACTCTGAAACTAATCATTTTCTCCGCAGTAGACGCTCCACCCATAAGAAAATCCATGGCAGCAGCCGCCTCTATCTCTTTGGGGCTTGCTGGCTTGTCTCCATTCAGACGATTGAAAGTATGCCAAGTCTCAGTGAATAAACCCTCCTTATTCCTCCTTTGCTTATCGCCATTAGGATCACGTTGGTACCGCTCTAAACGGTCTATCACATCACTTATTTGGTCATTTTGTGGAAAAGTACAGTTTGCTCGTGCTGCCTGTAGATCTCCTAAAAGAGAGTCCAAGGTGTTTGGGTCCCTCAAGTACGCGGCAGGGTCAACTCCAGGTGGTTTTACGGGAGAAGCAAGAGCTTTTCGTACCCTGTCCGAATTTGATATCGAGCGCCGACGAGCAGCCCGCACTCTATTCAAATCTTGTGGGCTTACGTTCTTTTCCTGTAGAGCATTAAGATGAGTCTCAAAAACTTGATTCGAAGCTAGGGAGTGGAGACCCTTTGGACTTATCGCGTCTCTTCCAAACTGCACATGAGCCTCACCTCTTCTCGGATCAGGATTTTTGTGCTCACGTGGGATTAAGTAGTAACCAGTTTGTGGATCTTCTTGGAAAAGACGTTGGCGCGAGGAAGTGTGTGTGGAACCGTTCCCTTGTAAATATCTCTCTGCAGATGCTTTATCCTTAAATACCAATGCGCTATCGCCTTTAAATTTTTCAGCTCTCTCAGATCCATTCCCACCATGCGGTAATCTACTAGGATCTACATAGCCTGTAAGCTTGTTTAGCGTCACTCCTCCAAACTGATTAGTCATCCCAACAAAACCAGGAAATGAACGGAGCTCCGCAGCGACCTCTAATTCTGGTATCATATAAGAAGCTACCGTTAGTACAGCCAATTTCTTCACATCCTTGTCCGTAACAAGACCCTCTAGAACCTTATCCCCAAAAGCATGCTCCAGAAACTCCTCTGCATCCGCTACAACATCTGGATACATTTTCTCAATCCCATCGAAGGATCCATGTGCGTCTCTAACAAACTCGATAAACTTGTTAGTTCTGGATTCAATAGCTCCTATGGAGAGACGAAGAGCTGCAGTAATTTCCTCACCCAATCTCTCTTTCTTCCGGCTGGGAGATAGCTCTACCCAATCTACGAAAGCATTTGCAATAAGAGGGGCTGTCTCGTCTACTCGTGACCTTATAGTAGGCCAGTCAGATCCTCCTGCACTACCGGTGGACGAAATTAACTGCTCTCCACTATCACACTTCTTGACCTTTCTCACAGCATCTATAATATCAAAAAGAGGGTTGCTCACTTTTACACCAGGGGAGGAACTCAGAAGTCTACCAGTAAAATGAGTACCTTGATAACGATTCACGCTGCTGTGGTCTTTAAGCTTCTCTGTTTGAATACCAGCAGACATCAAGGGCTTTTCTGCATCGCTTGTCAAAGACCCATACATAAGCTTACTTTGTTGACCAGTACCTCCTCTAGTGAAAAATCTATTCAAAATCTTTTCTCTCTCCTGGCGACCCCCCACCTCGAAACAAGCTCCTTCATTTTTAGCAGCATCTGACAAAATGGACAGGAAGCTACCGAAGTCATCAACGAATTCTTTTATAGCTTCTTCTCCGAAATCCTCACCCTCGAGCTCATATATTCCAGCAAACTGCTGTGACCATAGAGTAACTCCCGGTGTCATCCTATTTTCGATTTTGTCTGCTATACCTTGAACTAAGAGGCGTGCCCTCTCCTTAAGGTCACCATCCTTATCTGGTATATTGAGAGCTGGGTCGTTAGCTAAGTCTTCAATTCGGGGTGCCAATCCGAGGATATTCTGAGCTTCCGGGTGCAGGACAGGCATTTCCATGACAGCAGGGTCTTCCGCTCCAAGATCTTCCGCTTCAAGACCTGCTTCATCCTCATCCTTCAACCTCAACTCTAAGTATTGTATTAGGGTATCTTGACTAGCGCTGTGCTTGTTTCCTTGGTAATCTCTCCAAGCCACCATTCCAGGGTCTTCAGTTGATGTCCCAATAAAAGGAGAGAGGCCGATATTGTCAGCTGATATCCCACCAGTAGCAGGAGATTTTGCAGTGTGCAACAAACTTTGTAAATCCTTCTCCTCGTATGACCCTTCTGGAAATTCTCTGTTTAGAGAAAGTTCCCTGGAACCGCCTTGCTCTCCTAAGAGGGCTTCTGACAGAGAATACCTCCTCTTTCTAAGTTTAGAGTAGGTATCTAGGAGATCTGTAAGAATATGCATTAGCCCTCAAACATAAATAGGGAATGTTCCATACGAGACATTCCCTATTATAGTAAATTATTTTAAATTTTTAATCAGTACCGGCATATTGTACAGCAAAATCAAATCTAAGGATGAGTTCCACTGTGTGAAACTCGTTAGTACCATAATTAAATTCAGCCGTTTTCCAAGCTTTTGGATATGCTCCATACAAGTAAATCATTTTAACAGGGGTCATCGTATTATCAAGTTGATAAAGCTTTACACGAGTTTTAAATCCTCCTGTGGGATCTCCTTGGGTAAAGTTGGGAGTGAAAACCCCGTTGATAGGGTCATATGCAGTACTCATCCAATTGAACAAAGTCTCCGCGAGTTGTCCTCTAACCAAGTTATCGAAAGTAATAGTAACTTCTTCCGGAGTAACTTTTCCAGGGTAGTAAAACTTGTCGTTGACTCTATCGGCAATGATATCTTCGGAAGTAAATCCAATACTCGTCACTTGTTTGGCTGCCAAAGTTAAAACAGTATCATCGGTTCCCTCCATACCAGGAGGCATTGCGATTTCTACTTCCCATTGGAAAGCACGGTATGATTCAAGACCTTCAGATAAAGTCGGAAGATCTCCTATGTTAAGAGTTCTGTCAGTTTGATTTGCGTAGTATCCTCTAGCCATTAGTAAATGTCCTCTATTCTATATAGTTTAAGTTGTTCCAATATCAGCGGACTGGTTGGTAAGGTTCAATTCAATTACAAACACTTCTGCAGTCTTTGTGGGTTTGATGAGGATTCTACACCACATCTCATTTCTATCGACCCTTAGTGGTGTATTAGTGGTTTCATCACAGACGACCCTAAACTCGGTGATCCCTCTCCCATTCTTGATATTATTAAGAAGAGGTTGTACGATGTTGACGACTCGACTCCAAGTAATAGGATCGTTAGGCTCGAACACGAGAGGTCTCGTTGAAGCCAAAAGTATCTTGCGGATGATAATCATCATACGTCTTATATTAACTCTGTCAAGAGCTGTGGAAGCCCTCTGGGTAGTTTTCTGCCCCCAGATAACAATTCCATCACCAGCAAACTTAACAATTGGGTTTACGCATTCGCCAGCCCCGTAAAGAGCATCTCGATCACCCTGATTTAGGGATACCTCGACATCAAAAGGACGCGTTAGTCTTCCTCTAACAAGGCCTGCTGGTGCAGACCACGTGTTTGCAATTCTGTCTGTTTCGCACATGGCTCCTATGGCAAATGCCGCAGGATCAACCCATGTATCGGCTGCGCTAAAGACATCGAATATTTTGACCCAAGGCCAGTACACAGCAGCGTAAGAACTATTCAATGCAGCAGTCCTTCCAGTGAAGACTCCGTTGGTCCAGTTAATCGCATCTTGCGCTGAGGTAAGCCCTTTCGGAGGGGACACCAAAGCCATGAAATTTTGAGAGGTTTCCGCAATGGATACGAGAGTATTCTGGAGAATTTGATCACTTATACCAGGTATACACGCCATTGAAATGTTCAAAGACTCGTCGTCTAAAGCATAGATTCCAGTCTTACTTGCTTGACTGCCAATGAAGGCACTTCTTATGGTATCATTAAAGGAACCACTATTGTCAGCCAAGTCTCCATTGGTTCCTCCATACAGTGAGGAAGTTCC